ATCCCTGCCGGCACCAGCAAAATCAAGACTGCAGAAGAAGCGAAGGAAATTATCTATGAATATGACCAGAAGATAGAGAAGGAAATCTTGAAGATTGCGGGGAGATATAGGGATGTGGCTATAGGGATGGTGCCAAAAGGAATGGGCAACCTGAAGTGGCATTATATGCTGGCCCCTGGGGCTGGAGGTAGAGATGCGCTCACCGTTACTGGTCGTAATTTCATCGAAGGTTTGGCGCGGACAAACCCATCGAAGCACAATGTCTTTAGGATGAGCAGTATAGAGCACGAGATCCAGCTGAAGATACCGTATGGTTTTGGACAAAAGGCCAGAGAACACTACAAGGCAGAACTGCTGCCGAAGGCGGAGAAGCATTATAAGGAACTGATGGCGGAGATAGACAGAAGCAACCTTCGCCAGCTTCTTCATGATCGCTATGCCTATTCGAAGCGGAGATTTGAGCTGATGTCTTTGGCAGAAGTGAACCGGGAGAGAGACAGTATCATCGACCAGATGCTGATGGTGGCAGATAACCAGAGCACCGCTTCTCCAAGTCACTTCAATCAGGTTGTAAAAAGCCATATTGAAGACTATCAGAAGCTCTTGAAGAAGGCACCTTTGGATCTTCTGGAGAGTATGAGGAGTGAGGGTTTTCACTTTAGGATGCGGATGCTGGATGATGCAAAGCACGAAAACCAATACTTCAGCCACGAAAACTTCATCCACATAAACGTTGACCGTTCAGTTAGATCATCCCTGCCGACACAAGCTCATGAGTTTGGCCATGCTTTGGACTTTTATCTGAGTGGAGGGCAAGATGTTAAGTGTGAGTGGAGTGGAGGGAACATGCGGTTTGTCCCTCCGAAGACTGCCTATGCTGCGAGAGAGATGTTTGAGCACCAAGTCTGTGGCACTCCTGCCTACATCACTACAGTAAGAATTATGCAGGAGACTTCTACAGAGTTTATCCCATATTGTCATGGCAACTTTATTGACAACTATGAGGCAAGAAGATATTACACTGACTACAGGAACCCAAGGATTGATCATGCGAATGATGCGGACTCAGGAGCTGAATTTGTCTCCAATAATATGGGGCGGTGGGTTTTCTTCAACAACACCATCGACAGCAGCAAGAACTGGTATGGACCTGGTGGACCACAATCTGGCAGAAACTTTACCAAATACTATACTGACAATAGGGAGAAGATTGAAAAGGATCCAGTTTACAGCGGATACAAAGAGTTCATTGGGGTGCTGGATAGTATTATGAGCGGGGAAAAGATGGGAGAGATTGCACCCGATATCTGGTAATCTATAATATAGCAGGAGGGCAGAGAAGATGCCGCAAAAGCTGATTGCAAAAGTTGAGTATAAGGGTAATCTTGGCACTATCACATATAATGAGAAAACCAGGAAGGGAGAAGTACACCTACCGAAGAAGATCAGAACAGAGGTAATTAAATACTTCAACACAAAGAAAACATTCATGGTTCCTACTGGTCCAATCATAGATCACTACAATGTTGAAGATCACCTACCTTTAGAGAACATGTTCTTCTTCTCTGCAGCGCTGAACGAATTGTTGGTAAATACAGGTGTTTGTGTCAAGGAGGTTGAAACCTTCGAAGAGGATTAGATATAATTTACCCCACTGAAAAAAGTTCTTTACTTTCCCCTTTTTTTATACTATAGATTAATTCCAATCTACTGTATCACTTCTATCAATTCTTTCCAAAACCACCAGGCGCTCAGGTAAGAAGAGGCAGAAGCCTCAAAGTGAATCAAGACGGTTCTACAGGCCAGAATGCCAACTTTGAGTCTTAGGCACGGAGTGCCCCCCACAAGGAGATCAAGCAATGTCGTGGAAGCTGAAACTGACGGAAGATGGCTCTGCTGCTGTGGTCAATGATAAAGGCCACGTTGTTCTTGTGAATGAGGCTGGTGAAGAGAAGCCGCTGGATGTCCTTCATCTGCATGTCCAGGTACCTTCTCTCAGGAATGAAGCCAAGTCGCACCGCGAAGAGAAAGAAGCACTCCAGGCCACCATCAAATCCCTCAAGGATATCTTCGGGGATGCTGAGCTGGATCTGGAGAATGCTGACGCCGTGAAGACGTGGCTTACCGACGCCACCAAAGCCATCAAAACCGTCCAGAACCTGGCCGATAAGGATCTGGTGTCAGCGGGAGATGTAGAGAAGATCAAGCAACAGGTCCAAGATCAGGCTACCAAGACTCTGGAGAAAGTAAAGGCCCAATATGACGGCCAGCTAAAGGAGCGGGATGAAAAGCTCCAGTCGCTGGAGAAGAGCCTTTATGATCTCCTGGTCACAAACCAGTTCCAGACCTCCAAGTATGTGAAGGAGAAGCTTGCTATCTCCCCAGCTGTGGCAGCCAAGTACTGGAGAGACAATTTCAAGGTGGAAGCCGATGGCGATAAGCACATCCCTGTCGGCTACTTCAACGGAGAAAAGATTCTCTCCACGGAGAAGATGGGTGCCGTGGCTGATTTTGATGAAGCTCTTGAGTTTTTGGTGGAGAAAGACCCTGAGAGGGATTCGCTGCTGCAAGGCTCTGGCCATGCAGGAAGTGGTGCGCAACAGCCTGGAGCTGGAGGCGGTAACAGTCACCAGTCTCTCTTGGCCAAGTATGAAGATGCGATGAAGAGAAATGACGTCCAGCTGATGGTCACTCTGAAACGACAGATTCATCAGGCCCAGATGGCTTCGCGCAGATAGTCCTTCTCCATTCTTATCTTGCTCTTATTTTGCATTGAAGAAAAACAAGGAGAAGACCAATGTCGAATACGAATGCTGCCGGTACCGTCTGGAATTGCCCGAATTATGTGGGTGAACTCTTCATCGCCGGTTCTGCGCACAAGTACCCTTTGCTCAACATGATGGGCGGACTCTCCGGTGGTCAGGTCCGCACAGTGGGAGATTTCCAGTTTCCGCTGGCGGTGCCGTATGACCTGGAAGCAGCGGCCCAGCCGGCCATCACGGAGACTGCCTCCCTCACAGCGCCGACAGCCTGGACGTATGTGCGTGGCCAGGATGTCAACACAGTGCAGATCTTCCAGCGCCAGGCATCCCTGTCCTACGCCAAACTCTCTGTCACTGGCCAGGTGATGGCGGATACGACCACATACCGTGTCGATTCCACCTCCAAGAATCCGGTGCCCAATGAGATGGATTTTCAGATTATGGCTCATATGAAGCAGGTGAGCCGTGATGCTGACTATACCTTCCTCAACGGTGCATACCAGCAGGCTACCTCTGCCGCCGTGGCCGCGAAGACACGTGGTGTGGTGACGGCGTGCTCTACTTCGGCAGTGGCGGCGGGGAGTGTGGACCTCTCCAAGGATCTTATCGACCAACTTCTGCGGACGATGTCTGCTGCCGGTGCCGAGTTTGAAAACCCGGTTATTTTTGTCAATGCATTCCAGAAGCAGCAGCTGTCGAAGATCTATGGCTATGCCCCCACGGACCGCAATGTCGGTGGTGTCAACATCAAACAGATCGAAACCGACTTCGCGGTGCTCGGGGTGGCATATGCTTCGAATATGACCACGAGTGTCCTGGCCATCATCGATGTGGCTTACTGCAAGCCGGTTTTCCTTCCTGTCCCCAACAAGGGGCTGCTCTTCTATGAAGAACTCTCCAAAACGGGCGCAGGCGAAAGCGGCCAGATCTATGGTCAGATCGGCATCGACTATGGGCCGGAAGAGTACCACGGGAAGATCACAGGTCTCACGACCAGCTAAAGGTCTTCTGTCGGGTAGTCTTCGATAAATCTTCAGCATCAAGGAGAAATTCCAATGGCAATTGAAAAAGAGATGTTGGGTGTTGCTCCGGCGATGCGAGATCATCTGACCCTTCTGCACAAGGCTTTGGCCGGTGATATAGCATGGAGTGTTTCTCCGGCAACCGTCACCGGCACGAGCACCAGTGCAGCCTGGACTCGCACCGTCAACATCAAACTGGTCACCGCCGCAGGAGAAGTCCACGAGTGGTTCGACAAGGCCATCGCCACAGGTGTTGCAGTCACCGATGACTCCACAGCCGGCACCGCCTCCATTCCCAGCACTACGCTGACGGTGGAGAAGGGCTGTGCTGCTGTGGTGGTCTCTGGCGATGCAGCTGAATGGGCTGGCGCGGAGACCGACACACTCACCGTCGCCCAAGCCACAATTCTCGGCTACACAGTGGCTGCGAAGACAAGCGTGGAGACATTCGCTTAGTTGTGGCTTGGCCTCTCCACTGCTGCGGGAGGGAGTGAATCACTCCCTCCCTTTCACGGCATTTTAACTTCATACCAAAAAGGGGGCAGACCATGCCGACTTACCAGTTCAAGCAGCAAATCGGACAGCCTTCGGTCATCTGGGACAAAGAGAAGAACAAGGCGCTTTGTGAGTTTAATAAGAAGAGCCTGATCACATCTGACCCGAAGATCTTCATTACCCTGATGAAGATGGGGTATGCTTATCGGCAGTTGGATGAGGCAGGGAACCCAGTGGCAGGATCAGATGTCAGTGGTGCTCCTGAAATGGCCGAAGCGCCGATTATCTCCACCGTCCAGGACCAGGGGCTGAAGAGGATGGAGTCGCCACAGCCTTGGCGTCAAGATCACTCCATCCCGATCCCCACTGAAGATGAAATCAACTCCCATCTCGGCATCAAACCCGAAACCGATGCACCGGCCAACACCAAAACCAAGCAGGAAATGGTCAAGCCGCCACGCATCAAGAAGTAACAGGGGCAGCTCCAACAAGGAGAATTGTGAGATGAAGAGATTTATTAAGTGCACTCTCAGCCTCATCATCTTCCTGGCCCTGGCCTTTTGGGCTGTACTGCTGTTTGGGCCATCTTCCGTTTTTGCTGCAGGCACCGTCACTGTCACTTCGGAGAACTGCTGGAGTGGAATGTGCACGATGGTTGTGACGGCCACAGCAGATGCAACAGATGGCTCCTTCCCAGCCACCACCCTTCGGCCAATCCATGGCCTTTTTTACTACTGCGTGAATGATCCTGGGGCAACCGCTCCTACAGATGATTGGGACTACACTCTGACGGATGCTGCGGGGAGAGACCTTTTGGGGACTGGCGGAACAGATGAAGATGAAGCTGTCACAGGCATCAACTATGCCAATGATGGCACAAACAACATATTCACTGGACTGCCTATCAATGAGGCTCCTGTCCTGACCATCACTGGCAACTCCGTCAACAGCGCCGTTATTGTCTTCACCATTGTCTCCAGAAGGGTGTTGCCTGAAAGGTAGGTGAGTAGATGGCTCTTGTAATTGTTGCCACTGCCGGAGCAGCAACCGCCAACAGCTACGTTACTCTTGCCAGGGCAGAAGAGATAATGGAAGAGGTGGTGCATAAGGCGGATTGGTCTGCCGCAGCCGACGCCACAAAGAACTCTGCTCTGGTCCAGGCCACTCGTATTCTTGATGCATTAGTGGACTGGGACGGGGAGAAGTCTGCTACAGACCAGTCTCTCAGATTCCCCAGGTCTGGCCTGTATGACCGGGAAGGGGAGGAGGTAGATGACGAGACAATCCCAGCAGACTTAGAGCGCGCAACTACTTTCCTGGCCAACGAGCTGATCAAGCAAGACCGTACAGAAGAAGCAAGTATGGCTGGCTTTAAGGAAATTGGACTGGCGGGGATGAAGCTGGTGGCCGATAGAGCTTCACAGCCGGATGTGATCCCTGACTTTGTGTGGGCCTTTGTGGACTATCTTGGAGAGTACACGGGGACATCTCCCTTCTCCTATGAAATAGTGAGGACATGATGGGGTATTCTGGTTTATCAAAAGTCTTCCGCAAAGCCGCACAGACCGTCTTCGGTGCTGTGAAGGGAATACCACTGTCCGGCACATATTATTCTGTGCAGGCATACACCGTCAACGCTACATCACAAACAGTCTCCTCCACCCCTACGCAATACTCCATTTCGCGGCTGATTGTTGCGGAGTTCTCTGCGGAGCTGGTGGATGGAGTGAATATAATGCCTGAGGACAGGAAGATCCTCATCCCAGCCGCAGATCTATCCTTTACTCCAAAGGCACAAGATTACCTGACTTATGTGGACCGTGCCGGCAACACTTCCCGGCGCCAGACCGTCATCAAGTCCAAAATCGACCCAGCAGAGGCATTGTGGACCCTACAGGTGAGGCCATAGAGAGATGCCTGAAGTATTCCGATCAGACTACGGCACAGTTGTAGTAGATTTCGATCTGCGAAGAGCAGAACTGATGACCGGGATACCTGCGGCCAGGCTTCTGGCAAAGATCGGCCTTGACATCTTTAGCAACATCGTCAAAGGAACCCCAGTCGATACTGGGCTGGCAAGAAGCAGCTGGAGCATCACAGTGAACTCGGCGCCGCCGGAAGGAAGTGCCTCCAAACTCAGCGGCAAGATGTCGAAGAGTGCCGCCACCAATTCCGCTCTTCGCAATGCTTCTCGTGTCAAGCAAGTGAAGCATCCGACGGATGTCATCACTATCTACAACAATGTAGATTATGTGTATTATCTGGAGTTTGGAACTCCAAAAATGCAGCCATTCGGTATGGTGCGGAAGTCTTTGGCTAAGGCCAAAGCATTTTTCCAATCTGCCAGGAGTTTCACTGGAGAAGGCTGATGTCCTACGCAAATGAATTTTCTGACATCTTGGCACGGCTTCAGGCAAACTGGTCCACCACTTCTATTGCCACTCCGAATGTCCCATTTAACCCAGGCGGATCTGCCTATGTCAGGTTAAATGTGCTGAATACAGAGGCTCAGCGCACAGAGTTCTCCGGCGGAAGTGAGTGGGTGTTCTTCCCTGGTATCATCCAAGTAGACATCTTTGTGCCCGAAGCCACTGGCGTCTTCACTGCCAAGTCATACGCTGACACCATCTTCGGCATCTTCAGCAGAGCAGAGTTCTCCAACATAGACTGCGATGTTGGAGAGGTGGTGGATGTTGGGACCATCGAAGGCTATTACCAGCTTTCAGTCTCCATTCCCTTCACTCGGAGAGAAGACCAATGACGCCACAAGTTCTTGCACTTGTGCGAATGCTTGCTCTTAAAGGCAAAGTGCTGGATGTGGGCTCATTCGATGTGAATGGGTGCGTGAGAGAGTACTTTGAAGACTACACAGGAGTGGACATGCGGCCTGGGCCGAATGTGGACAAGGTCTGTAATGCAGAGTGCCTGCCTTTTGAGGATAATTACTTTGACCACGTTTTGTGCTTAGAGTCGCTGGAGCATATGGCTTGTTTTTGGCTTTGTGTAGATGAGATGAAGAGAGTCCTGAAACCAGGCGGAACCCTTGTCCTAACAGCCGCCGGCAACGGCTTCCAGCCTCACGACTTCCCATCTGACTATTGGAGATTTCTCCCGGCAGGTCTCGAAGAGCTGTTGAAGGGGATGGAGGAAGTGACGGCTGGTGTTCTGGGAGTGAGGGGAGTCTTTGCAACCGCCAAAAAAACAGAGAGGGGCAGCTGGATATGAAGTTCTCTATCTTGATCCCAGTGGTGCGGCCGCAAAACATCAGCAGTATTAAAGAGGCCATCTATCAGAATGCAGGCATCCCTGCCGACAACATCGAAGTGCTGACGCTGTATGATGTGGAGCGGGAGGGTTGCCCGAAGACTTTGAAGAAGCTGGTGGAGCATGCAACCCATCGCTTTCTGGTGTTCATCGGGGATGATTGCATTCCTGAGGATAACTTCCTGTTGAACACACTGAAGTACCTGGAGGAAGGTGCACAGCTTGTGGGTTTTAATGACGGCTATATCTCCGGCCCCAAGCACTGCACCCACTTTGCAGCTGATCGGAATATCCTACGCGAACTGGAAGGCGGAGAGTTCTTTTCCACTGCCTATGCCCACTGCTTTGCAGATAATGAGCTTACGGAAGTGGCGCTGGAAAAGGGGTGGTATGTGTATGCAGAGGATGTGAAGATCTTGCACAACAACCCCATCGTCAAGTCCAAAGGCTTCTCCAGTGCAGAGGAACTGCCGGACCCAGACTTGCGAAGAGTCTATGCGGCGGATGTTTATGAGAAGGACAGGCTGACCTTTCTCCACCGCCGCATCCTCCGCCGCAAGCGCCAGGGCATAGAGAAGATTGCTATTGCCTTCCCGATTATTGATGACCGTGTCTATAGCAAGTTCTTTGTGTCATTTGCTGTCGCAGAGAAGCCGGAGAGATACACCCTTCTTCTGCCTACCTTCCCTTCTGGAGACTTTCCGAACAGCATCGCAGCAGTGCGGAATAACCTTGCGTGGCAAGCCTTGGTGCTCGGCTGTACAAAGGTCTTCATGGTGGACACCGATCAAGTTTATCCTCCCAACGCATTCGTGCGTTTGCTGGAGCTTTCGAAGAGCGCCCCGGTGGTAGGTGCCAGAGTGCACCGAAGATATGTGCCATTTGACCCGATTCTGATGAGAGGTGATAACTACATCTTGTCGCATGTGCCCGATGAAGAGAGTTTGTCTGGTGGAGTAATTGAGGTGGATGCGACGGGGGCAGGATGTCTTCTCATTGACACAGAAGTCTTCTTTCATGTGAAGCGGCCATGGTATCGTGAGATCATCAATCCGCGCAACAGGAGACCTGTGGGGGAGGACATCTACTTCACTCAAAATGTCCACATGGCTGGCTTTAAGATCCTTGTGGACACCTCATTGGAAGTGATTCATTTGGCAATGATAGAAGTGAATGATCAGCTTTACAAACTCTACAAGAAGTCATCTGGCTTCTCCTGGGACAATCCACCATCACCGATGGAGCAGCCCAGGAGCCTCAACAACAGGCTCCTATCAGAAGTACAGCACGACGGGATGGATGAGCCTGTTGATGAGGATTTTGCAGCACTGAAGATGCCTTCATTTGTAGTGGATGGAGCGGGTCAGGACAGTCTGTTGGCGCCGGAGTGAGGGAAGCACCAGTCTTTTTGCTGAAGACAAGAGCGATTGCTTTATAGAATTGCTTCAAAATCTTTACGAATACTCCCCTGCTGGCCCAACAGCTTGCGACGAAATTAGACTGATAACAAGGAGAAGAAAAGATGTCTGGAATCGCAGCATACAAGGCCAAGGTCACCATTGGCGCGAACAAGATTGCCGGTATGGGGAGCTGGAAGCTCAGCGGCATTGAAGCTGACCAGCTGGAAGACTCAGAATTTGATGACACATGGAAGACCTATAAGTTTGGCCAGAAGGATGGCGGCACCATCTCGGTCAATGGTTTCTACAAGAAAGATGACACCACTGGCCAGGATATCATCCGTCAGGCCAATCTCGAAAACTCTTCGATTGCTACAATTCGGTTCTACATCGACGGCACAAGCTATTATACACCGTGTCAGACCACTGGTTACTTCTCTCCCAGCGTAACCAGCGGTGCGGCCACAGTTCTCTCCAATGTCGATATCACAGCCTATGAAGTCGGCGCGGAGAAGGCAGGGATGGTGGAGTTCAGCTTCACTGCCAAAGTCAGCGGGTGCCTGGTGTTGGTGTAGCAAACGGCTATGGGGGATAGGCGGATGCCGCCGCTGATAAAAGCCAGCTCAAACTGCCCCGGCTGGCTTTCCCCCATTACTTCTTACAGGGGCAGCAGAAAAGGGGTAGGAGATAAGATGGAACTCTCGACAAAAAACGAAGCCACTGTGTACTACCTGGAGAAGAATAGTGACGGCACCGACAACCTCACCGGTGCATTCATTGCCGTAAGGCTGGGCACTGCCAAAGCTCTTCGGGAGATTGAAAAGCGATGCACCGTGACCAAAAAGATCAAGGGTGTAGAGGTCAAGGACATCGACAGCGAAAAGTACCAGGAAGAGCTTTGGAAGTATGCAATTAAGAACTGGGGTGGAATCACTATTGAGGGCAAAGAATACCCCTGCACAGATGAGAACAAAGTCTTCCTCATGCTCAATTCAGTGGACTTCTGCGCAATTGTGAATTCGTGTCTCGAATCGGAGAAGCTGAACAAAGTTGACTCCTGGGATGTGTTAAAAAACTCGTAAAGCACATAATCTGGATCGGGGAGAAGCCAGACTGCGACATATGTGCTGAGCTGAATGATTCTCCTCCTTGTGAAGAGTGCATTGAGCCTTTACCGGCAGGCGGCGAAGATATTTTGGAGATTTACCTGACGGTGATGAACCAGATCTACAGTTACCGCGATGAACAAAAAAACTTAAAGTTAATCGATGTAGATGTGAAGGCTCTGGTGGAAGTGGTGAAGATATACGGTGAAGGGCTGGGGCTTGATGGGGCAGGCACTCTCCAACTTCTTCAACACTCTCTTTGGGTGATACGAAGAGTGATCAAGAAGAAGAATGATGCCGTGGATGGTGTCATAGGAGCAGATGAAGATGATTAATCTTGGCGGTGCATTCCTCCAGATCACTGGGAACATAAACCCGCTCCAGCGTGCTCTTGCACAGGCAAAGGGCCACGTCAATGGCTTCGCCAAAGATACCACTGGGAAATTCAACGTCATCAAAGGAGCCATCACAGCAGTCTCCAGCACTCTGGCTGCGATGGCTGTAGGGGCTGCGATTCGCAAGAGTGTAAGTGAATTCACTGCTTTTGAGAAAGCCTCTTCCCGCATCGGCAACGTCACCAAGGAGAACATCGGCGCCATCAAGGACCGCATCAAAGCTCTGCCTTCGGAGCTGGGCGACTTTACTTCATTGATGGAAGGGTATTATCAGGTTGTTAGTGCAGGTGTCCAGGGCACTTCCAAGCAGATGGAGACTTTGGCTACATCTTCAAAGGTGGCCAAAGAAGCCGGTCTCCAGCAGGGTGAAGTGGTGAGGGGCTTGGCATCCTTGATGGGTGCTTATGGTAAGGAGCTTGGCAGTGCATCCAAAGCCGCCGACCTCCTCTACACTATAGAGAAGAATGGCATCACTACAGTCGGCGAACTCATCCCTTACATCGGATCACTCGGCAACCAGGCCGCCTCACTCGGCTTGTCTGCTACAGAGATGGCGGCATCTCTCTCCCAAGTGAGCACTGCTGGTGCCGGCACAGCAGAATCCGCCACACAGCTCTCTGCTGTGATGACAGCGCTGATGAAGCCGACAAAGGAAATGGAGGCTGCGCTGAATAAGTATGGTGGTGCACAAAAGGCCATCAAAGACCTCGGCTTCGCAGGAGTGCTGCGGGAGCTGGTGGGGAGCACAAAAGGCAACACCTCCGCTCTCACAGACCTCTTTGGCAGAGTGGAGGCAGTGAGAGGAGTTCTACAGCTCTCCCGCAACAGCTTTGCAGAACTGGACCAGAAGTTAAAGGATACGAAAGAGTCTGCCGGAGCATCAGCGGACGCATGGAATCGTTATAAGGAGACTCTTTCTGCTTCTTTCGAGACCCTCACTGCCAGCACCAAAAATCTCTTCATTGCAATCGGAGAGAAGCTGGCACCGACAGTGAATGTGCTGGTGACATCATTGACTTCTTGGATAGACAAGAACAGAGACCTCATTGCTTCTGGAATGGAGAAGTTCCTTGTTGTCATCGGGCAGGGCCTCCTCACAGTCATCGGCAACATCGGCTCAGCAGTGAGGGCAATCGGGCTGTTCCATAATGCTTGGCTGCAGGTGAAGTATGGCATCCAAGCAGTCATCGCCAAGGTTGCTGAAATCACCAATTGGCTCTACAAGCATTTGGTCAGAACACTTCTCTCCCCGTTTGACGATATGTTTAAGGCTTTGGTGAAGCTGGGAGCTGTGGAGAGCAATCCGTTTGATAGTTTGGGAAGGGCATTGGATGACTTCGCCTTCTCTTCCAAGCAAGTCAAGGAAGAGATGGCAAAGGATGTTGACACCGCCAAGGCCAAATATGACGAGCTGGCTGCGAAGATAGACCAAGTCACCGCTGGCACAAAAGATGCTGGAGCGGTGCTGGCAGGGATGGCCTCTGGCAATGCCTGGGAGCAAGCCTTCACCGGAGCAAAGACTGCTTCAAAGAATGTAGAGGAGCTGAAGACAAAAACCAAAGAACTCACTACTTCCAATGGTGTGCTGATTGAGGGGCTGTATGGCCTGTCGGAAGGTGCTGGACAAGCTGCTGATGCAGTAGATGGCGCTGGAGATGCAGCCGATAAAGCCAAGAACAAGATTGTTCAGATGGGGAATGCCGCCGGACCAGTTGGGCAGCAGATCACAGAAATGGCAGCATCTGCTCAGGTCACTCTTCAGAACTTCGCCAATTCCATTCGCAACCTCACCGGGAGTACTCTGGTAGGGGCAACCGGCTCCTACACCTATAACCCGCTGAAAGCGGCAGGATATACTGACGCGCAGATTTCGGCGATGACTGAATCAGAGAGAAGCAGACTGGCCAAGCAGCTCGACAACAAGCTTTATGCTGCCCAACTTCAGGCAGCAATTGGCACGCCGGACCAATATCGGCAGATTAGCACGATGTTTGCTTCTCAGTCTTCAAGGATGGCTGGAGAAGAGATTTGGAAAAAGGCTGGGCTTGACTACAATTACACCGGTTCGTATGCATCTGGCACAGGCCCACAAGGTCTCCCCGAAACCGGGTTCTTCCTTGGGCATAAAGGAGAAATTGTCAAAAGTAAAAAAGAAAGCGATGCCGAAAGAGGGTCTTTTGCAAAAACAGAAATCCATATTCACGCTGGTGCCTTTGTAGGAAATCAATCTGATGCACGAACCTTCGCTGATTTGCTTCTTAAAGAGATAAACTTCAAAACCAAAAGATTAGGGATGTAAAATGCCTATTTACCTTTACACTTTTAATCTTGCACAAGATTTTAATCTTGGCACTGGTGGCGGGTTTGATGATGCTGGTTTTAGCTATCGCCGTTTGTTTGATAGATCAGTTGATTTATATTGGAAACAGTCTTCTACTGCTCAGAAGAACTTTAATTTTGAACAAAATGTTGCTGAAGCTTATAGGAAGGGAATAAACGCTTTAATTGTCGAAAAGCATAATTTTGATGGAGTAGAATTAAACCTTGAACATTCAGATGATAATATAACCTACACCGCTGCTGTTGCTCCATGGACACAAGACGGGAATGGCCAGATTGTAAAAGAGTTTACTACAGTTACAAGAAGATACTGGAAATTTTATTCAACAGGAACGATTGTTAATCCCCGTTGTTCAGAAATATTTTTTAGTTTTGGGTTTGAAATACCTGTTGCATCAGTAGTAAGCCCATCAACAGGAGAACAGATTAGCGCCGATTGGATTTCTTCAGTTGGTGGAGTAGAAAGGGGAATTGATTTAGGGAAACCAAAAAAAGTATTTTCATACGTCGTCAATTTGACTACTTTGTTTGATTTAAGAGCATGTTTTGATTATCTATCAAACTTTTCTTATCCGTTTTATTTAAAAGATCATGAGGGCAATTTTCACTTTGTAAAGATAGACAACATAGAATACAATTGGCAAACCGGCGATTATATAAGAGCAAGACTTGATTTTTCAGAAGTAAGAGGTTAAAATGTCTTCAATAAAGCTTTTTACGAGAAATGCACTCGAACATAGCTTCGTTGAATGCTCCCAAGAAGCTGATGAAGGCTTTTTAATTGATAGACTTTATGACAGATCAATTGACTTTGGATGGAGAATTTCAGACGTTGATTATGCTGAGTATTTGACCATCATTCAGCCTTTGTCGAATATAGTTGAATTAGATCATCTTATTCTTGGAAGGAATAATTCAGATAGCAAAATTTGGTGGATTCTTTATTATTATGATGACGTGTTGGCTGATTACGTTCCTATTGTAGACCCTTTTATGCCACCTTCCGGCGAATATACCACCGGGAAATCATTTACCGCATTGACAGAAAGAACATTCAAACTTTTGTATAATCCTGATTCTGTTTTTGATTTGTTCTGTTCGGAAATTTTTTTATCAAAAGCAAATGAACTTAGAATCTCTGATATGAAAAAGCCGACAACGGGAATAGCCAAAAATGTTGATAGTGTCCTGACTGTTGGCGGTAGCATAAGGCAGATAAAAAACGGTTATGAAAAGAGAAATTACTCCTATTTTGTGACTCTTGATGAAATAGAATATGCGTCACTTTCAGAAGATCTTTCTTTTCTTGCTGGATATTCAAAGCCGTTTTTTATTCAAGACCATGAAGATGAATATGTTTTTGTGAGATTCAGAAATAACATTGCTTACGAATGGGTTAGACCTGATGTTATTAGAATCCAATTAGACTTGGTGGAAATATGAAAACAGTATCGGCTTACAATTCAAGAACTATTGATAGGCAAGTCATAGAGCCAATTACTCTTCTTGAAATTGAGCTTGACGGGCTTACCCTTTATTTTTCTGATAGGTCTTGGTTTAAGGGTTATTATTGGAACATCTTCGAAGGTCAGCTTTATGAACCATTTATTTTTAGCTATGGTGAAATAAAAGTAAGTGAAGCTGATCCAATTTGGCTTAATGATTCCCCAGGAGAATTTGAAATAAAAATTTTTAACAATGTTGCTGTTGGCAATGAGGCAAATTTTTCTTCTCTTCTTTTGAGTTATGCATTCCAATTTTCAACAGTAACATTAAAAAGAGTTTTTATAAATGACTACTATGCTGACAATCCTGATTCAGGTGATGTTTTTATTCTATTCAAAGGGAAGATAGAAGAAGTTCCAGAAATAAACAGACATTATGTTTCATTGATTTGTTCTTCTTTTAAGTTAAGCTTATTGAATAAATTCTCTCACACAATTATCGATAATACAACTTATCCATATGCCAAAAAAGAAGATTTTGGCAAAATGCTTCCGATAGTATATGGTAGCTGTAGAAAAGTTCCATTTGCTTTGGTCAGAAGCCCAGGGAAAACAACCTTGACTGCTGCAATGAATAGTACTGCTACAGTTGCAAACGTTACCGATACAAGCGGATTTGGATCTTCAGGATATTTGGTAATTGGAGAAGAAAGAATAGCTTTTGCTGGAAAGACTTCTTCTTCATTTACTGGACTGACAAGGCACCAAGGCGGGACTTCTGCTGAAAATCATTTGATTTCTGATGTTGTAACTGAATATGGAGTTAATTCAGTTTATCTTCTTAATCATCCGGTCAAGGCAATTAATGTTGTGTACGGAGATAGCGTCAAACTTATAGATTATACAGCTTATACCGGGCAAAGCGGCGATGAACTGACCGGATATGAAGGAAAAGCAGCTATCCTTTTCACTTCACCGCCTTATTTTCTGAAATCAGGCACGGTTTCGGTAAATGATGGAATTACAGTTTCAGACAATATCTCTGTTACAACTACTCTAAATAAGCAGTTTAACAATATTCATAGTAACTTGGGTGTGGTTGAACGTCTTCATACCTTTTCTCTCGAATCAATATCTATCAGTCTGGATTCCACTTCCGATTGGTCCCCAACTCCGGCATGGGCTAACAGCAAAAATGGTTGGGAAATCGAAGTAACCCTTAACTTGGATATTGTTGAATTTACGGGTATCCACAGGGACTTTTACCTTTATGCTGTTTTAGGTGGCCATTACTATGACTTTTACACTATAATTGATGGCGTGGTTACTTTATCCCGGTTGAATATGCGTATAGTTGGAACCGGCAACTATCCGGCCAATTATACAGATCTTCTTGTAGTCGGCAATGCCAATTATGCGGTTGATCTTGACATTTATTTTTCTGTTTCGTCCATTCGAATGACTATGTTTAAATATAATGAAACTGCGGTGAAGTCGGGCAATGCATACCGCAGCGGAGCGGTCACTGCAACTGGAGGCAATTCTAATAGGGTTTTGGTTGATCTTATTTCAGCAGATGTTGATGGTTATCAAGACGACGGTTCAGGAACATACACAGGCACAGCAAATGCACTTATAGAAAGGCCTGACCATATCTTTAAGCATCTTTTAATGGCTTTATGTGGTTTATCATCTTCAGAAATAAATGCAACTTCTTATGCTGCTGCTGGAGCATTATTTTCTTCAAATAGTATAGATTTAGCAATTTGCCTTCTTGAAAGGCCAAACATTCTTTCTCTTCTTACTTCAATTGCAATTCAGAGCAAATGCATCGAGTTTTGGGAAGAAGGAGAACATAATCTTAAATTTATAGAAAGTTCTCCTTCTGTCGATATGACCGTTTACCAAAATACAGTTGATGCCGGATCAGTTAAGCTTTTCTTCACTCAAAGGGTTGACATTGTAAATAAGCTTTCGGCGCGTTTTGATGTCGTTTGGGAAAATACAGACGAAGAAGAGCGGTCAGAAGGCTTAGAGGTGGTAGAAGACTCTGAGAGCCAATCAACTTTTGGAGTTTTAGAAGGTGATGTTGTTAGTTTGGATTTTGTAACAAATTCTGCCCATGCAATTTTGATCCTTAATTGGCTTATTGATAAAATGTCTGAACCTATTCTTATTGTTGAATTCGAAGGAGACCAAAGATATTTAGCTTTGGAACTTGGTGATGTTATCAAATTTAGTTTTGATAAATATGAATTTTTGATCACTTAAATTATAGAGGGCAGAAATGACAACAGATAAATTAAAAATGAAAGTAACGGTGAAAGCAAAGGTGCTTAAATACGGCCCTGGCAAAGATCCTGAGAGGGATTCGCCTGATGAAATTATTGAATTCGGCGAAGAATTTCCTGAAGATGAAGCAAAAAAATTTATGGAAGAAGCAAGGAGAAAAGGTATTAATATTCAAACTATAGAATAGGGAGTATTGGAAATGGGACTGACAACAGTAGGAATAAATTTTCTCGCAGGGGCTTTAATGGGTGATGAAGCCACTTTGTTCAACGAAACCAATTCATATCTTGGCGTTGGCGACAGTACAACAGCCTTTGCCGTTGGCCAGACCGATCTTCAAGCAGCTTCAAACAAGGTAAGGAAGGCACAGGAAGTCGGCTATCCGACGAGAGACCCCGGCGGGGCAGGAGACAACGTTCTTAGGTATCGTTCTTCATTTGGTGCCGCTGAAGCTAATTTTGATTGGGAAGAATGGGGCCTATTCAATGCCGCTTCCGCTGGCAGTATGTTCTCAAGAAAGGTTGACAGTTTAGGCACAAAATCTTCCGGCTCGACATGGGTTCTTGAAGTGGATTTAACTTTTTCCATTGGCTCTTAATATTTTGCGGGCAGGTTAGGGAGTCAAAATGTCAAATTATCATGTTAAGAAGCAAAACAAAGAAGGCGATGGTGTTAGAGTCGTTTTCCATATAGCTGTGCCTGCTGAAACAAATGCTGCGGGGAAAAATCTTTCTGACTGCGTAAAAGAATATTTTTCTATTGAAGAATCTGCTGTTCCTTGGCTTGTTGACCCAGAATTAGCACAAGTCTTGAATGGTGAAGTTTTTGAGTATGAAGAGGAAGTAAATTTTTCTGGCGCCTTAACTGTTTTGCAAAAAAGAAATATCATTGATTCTCGTTTCACTTCTATTCAAACTGTAATTCAAAATAGGATAAGGAGGGAGTTTGATTTTTGGGGTCTTGACAGAAATGTAACATAAACGAACAGAAATGTAACATAAACGAAAGGCTAACAAAATGGCATGGGGAAACAAAACCTTAATTGCTAATGGTCTTTCAGTTGCTGGGACTGAATTGTTTTCAGATGATGTATCTTTAAACCCCGGCGAACAGGCTCACATTGAGGTTAAAGGCAATTCTGACGGGACAACTGATAGCCTTATTATTAGTGTCTATACAACCCTTGATGATACTTCTGAAGAATGGTCTACTGTTCCCATATTCAGCAAGGTTTTAGATTGCACTGATGGAGGTGACAATATTTGCCCTATCATTGTCTCAGATGTTTATAAGTTCAGGCTTGGATTTGTTAGAAACGGATCGACTGACACTATCGATACTGATGCAAATGTAAGGCTTGATGGAGCCAATATATAATGACACATATCATCAAACAGAAGCCTTTTGTTGGCTCAAAAATTAATATTATGCATCCTTTGGCCAAAGGTCTAATGGCGGCATGGGCCTTTGATGAAATGGATGGAAGTAGAATTTATGATAGGGTTACAGGTGAAGAGTACATTAAATTAAATACTTCAACATGGAAGCAAGATTCATTAAATTTTTCTTCTTCCATTGCAAATATATCAACATGGGATTTACACCGTTTAAACCCGCCTGGCGATATGTCAATTTCACTTTGGTTTTTATGTAGAACTTGGGCTGTTGGTGCCAATTATAGGTTTCTTTGGCGAAAGTGGGCAGATAGCAACAAATGGAATTATGAAATTGCTTATAATGGAACACAAATCCAATATATTGTTTATTATACGGCTTTGGGGACTTACCGTTATGCCTATTTCAGTGCACCTTTGACTCTTAACGCCTGGCACCATTTAGTAGGAGTAAGGGAAGGTGATACATTAAGAATTTACATAAACAACGTTAAAGGAACAGACGGAACTGGCAGTGGTTCTCCTGATTCTGTTTGGCATCCTACAACTGATATTGGCAATGTAACAGGATACACATACTATCATGACGGACAAATTAAAGATCCTATCATTTGGGATAGAGCATTAAATGAATCGGAAATTTCACTTCTTTATGAAGACCCTTATTGTCTGTGGAGAAATAGAAGAAAAAGAATCAGAAAACACTATAGAAGAAAATATTGTACTGATACGATAAGCCTTTATATCAATGAGCTTGCAAAAAGGGTATTATCTTCATCGGATGATATTCTTTTATATATAACTGAAAGTTCAACTCTTGCTGCTGTCGTTTATGGGAATGAAACATTTTTGATCGATCTAACAGAATCCGCAACAAAGACTGTTGCAACTGACAAAACGTCTTCAGAATCAATCATAGTTGATCTTGAAGAAAGAGCAGTGACAGAAAAAATGTATATGCTGCCAAATTACCTTGAAGAATCCATGCTTGGGCTTGTGAGCACAGCAGATAAATTTAGAGTAATCGGAAAAAGAATTGGCCAAAAAGGTAAAATAACTTTTGTGGTAATGAAAATATAATGAAAATGGAAATTGGCGGCGCACAAGTAGATACTTTTGTAAAAACTGTCAAAGATCCTTTGATCCTTGCCTTCCTCTTTGTCATTGTTGTTTTGGTTGTCTTCTGTTATATGCTTTTAAGAAGCAATCTAAAAAAAGATAAAATATATGGAGAAGTATTTGAAAAGAAAGATCAGCTTATTTTCGGGATGAAAGATGCAATCAACGATGGAACAAATGCAATCGTGAGGCTCACTGATGCATTCAACCAGCTTGTTAGGGGAGTTCCAAGATTCACTATTGACAGACTTTCCCCTGAAGATGAAAGAGAAAAATAAGATGCTTCTTCTTGACAAGCTAAAAGAGTTTTTCGGAACTTTCAAAACCCATAAGGAAGTAAAGGAAGAATCTATCCTTATGGAAGAATACATTCAAAAGTCTCTGGCAGAAATGGGGGTCAAAAACAAGATTGCTTCGAAGACTGCTGAAGGCATCAAAGCGGCCATTGACGGGGAAGATCAAAAATGGTTCCTTTGTTTAACCAAAGATAGAAGAACTTGTGATAGAATCCCATTCCACTCCGAAGAGGAATCAAAATAATGAATCTTCTCTTAAAAGATCCAGTCTTTTGGATTTATCTCTCTTCCATCCTAATGTACTTTTACCTTGCTGTGGTATTCCTGTTTTGGTGGATGAAGGTAAAGAGCGCAAATACGATTTATAAAGCGATGGTGTTTCTCTTTGCTGGCCTTTCGATTTCAAGAGCAGGGGCAATCACTCTACGGATAGTTCATCACGTTAGTTTAGATGATTGGATTCCGATTGTAAAAAGCAAAATTTGGATTTTCAGAATCCTTCCTGAAAGCATTGCTCTTCTCTTCGTCGTTGTTGTAGTTACAAAAAGAATCTACAGAACATACCGCGATGCATATACCTGGAGGAAGTAAAATGGAATGTGATGCTTGTGCCATGATTTCAAAGGGCAAGAGAGAACCGTTGATGATTATCGAAGATGATTATCATGTTGCAGAAATTGAAAAGGGGATGATTGAAAGGTTCTGCCCTGATTATATTTCGGATGTAATCATCGTCGATAATGCAACCAAAGCTTTGGAAATCGTCAAAAGGGGAACGAGTGTAAAATTCTTTTTTGTTGACCTTCTTCTCCCTGGTATGGATGGGAAAGAGTTTTGTTTGGTGACAAGGGACTTCCTTACTCTTCATTCAAATCACCCTTCTTTTATCTTCGTTGCCGTTACAGGAGGATTCACTTCTTACACATTATCTGATCTTCGAAGATCAGGATTTGATGATATTCTTTTGAAACCAATTGACCGGAATCAACTTATTTCGGTTGTTGTTTGCAATGTCTGCCGGATTCAAAGATGGAAGACTTTGATATGAGACCAAACAAGATAACTATCCACCATTCATTAACTGAAGATAGCAGAACCGTTTCTTGGGGAGCAATAAGAAGGTTCCAAACAACAGACCCCAAATATCTTTTTGATGATATCGGTTATCATGCTGGTTGTGAAAACATCAATGGAGATTATGAAATACTTATCGGAAGAATGCCCAACATTCAAGGAGCCCATGTTAAACACTTCAACAAAGACAACTTCGGTTTTGTCTTTGTTGGGAATTATGATAAGATAGAACCTCCAGAAGAAATGCTGAAGAAAGGAGTGAAGTTTTTAGGCTGGCTGACAGAAGTTTTCAATATCCCCATTGACAACATCTTCAGACATAGTGATTTTGACCCCAACAAAACTTGCCCTGGAAAACTATTTGATATCGTAAAGCTAAGGAGGATGATTTATGAAGACAAGTCGATTTGAAAAACTTTTTTACGTCATGTTGGCTTTGCTTGCAATTCTTCTTTTCCTTACCCTCCCGGTGCATGCATCTTCGATTGCATGGGATGCTTCAACTTGTTTGGATCCAGATCCGGCAAGATGCGGTACTATTCAATATCGGGTTTGGTTTACAGACCAAGATCCTTCTCTTCCGTGGAAGTGGTTCTACAACGCAGGAGAAAATTTGACTGTTCCACTTGACTCTGGAGGCAACCCGATGAAGCTTCATTTTGGTGTCAAGTATTACTTCAGAGTATCAGCATACAATGCGGCCGGCGAAAGTGGGCTTTCAAACATGGTGGACTTCACCATGCCGGCCTTTGTTTGTCCGCCAGATCAACTTCCGCCGGATCCACCGATAAACAAACCTGAAGATCCGGCAAACACAACCGTTCAATGAAAGGGGCAACCATGGCACTAAGGCGAGCATTTTGGTTTGCTGTAGGGTTTCTCAGCATCATCGTTTTCTGTTTCCTATTCTTTGGCTGTGCAATCCGCTATTATGAAGTAAATGCCGAAGGCAGGTCCACCCAGCATATCTCCCTCAGCGGTCTTGATGTCTCCAAATCTGGACCAGAACAGAGCCCAAATGTTACGGCTGATTTGGGAGAAGCAGCTTCAGCCCTTCTCTCTATCTTGGGCCCAAAAGAGGCAGAGGTGCTGAAGGCTTTGGCGCCGGATCAGTTGGCTTCTCTTCGTAAGATCATTGAAGAGTATATCAAGTCAGCATCACCAGAAGAGAAGCCCAAGCCTCCCAGCAACAGCACTATTGTTGAAGACGCAAAGCCTGTAGATGGTGCTGAAGTTAACTGGGGTCCGGTGGAAGGTGTGGGGAATGTGCACTGGCGGCCTGAGACCACAATCCCTCTATACAATAAGCACGCTTGTTTTGTTGGTCCTGTGAAGATGCGAGTGCGGGATGTCTCGCTGGTTGAAGTGAAGACAGGCTACACAGAGTCTGCAAAGCTCCACGGACCATACCCTGGGAACCTGGATGGAGACCGGCAAGTCTGGATCTTCTCCAAGCGCGGCTCACAGTACACTGGACCACTCCTGATTGAGTACGGTGATGTGTACTACTGGGTGGCGGACCCTGCGAAGGGTGCAGAGAAGGGAGACTTGCTGCCGAAGTGATCTGGCCGCCAGAAGAACAAACAAAAAAAAGGAGAAGACCAATGGCAGAAGAACAAGGTGTAGGGGCGCTCGGCAACAACATAGAACAAGGTGTAGGGGCAATCGGCAACAACATCATTCTCAATGCCCTGAAGGGTGCTATCCGCGAGGCCACAGGCGATAGTGCCGATCAGGTCAAAATTGACTTTCTCAACAAACTCAGGGCAAAAATCGTCGCCAGCAAGAACCAGTTTGATGATGCCTTTATCCCGGCCATCGATGCTCTGATGAAGGCCATCGAAGACATCGACTTGTATAAGGAATAATGTTTGTATAAGGAATAATGTTTGCCTGGGTATGGGCGTGGCCTTTGCCTTCGAACTGTCAATGAAAGGACAACGCCTATGGGAATGCAGTAAATACTTCAGAACAGACGGAACATTATTGATTGATCACGTTGGAGAATTGAAGTGAACATACCACGCCCATACCCATTTCGTGAATTGTTTTATGTGTCATTTGATGGACTGAGCACTCTCTCAGATCTCATAAAGATCTTCTCTCGCTCCAGCTCCAGAACGCACATAGCTACACTGCGCAACTGGCACGGGGATTGGCCTTTGATTGAAGCATGGACCTTTGATGGCCATTGGACCAATACCCGTTGGGGAATCTCCAACTTTTCATTCCACACTCCAGGAACCTACTATGAAGTGTGGAGCCTGAAGGTGTCTGTGCATTGTGCAATATACTGTATGCAGGAGTATGAGAGATTTGCAAGAGAGAAGCGTCCATATGATTTCAAAGCTCTCTTCTCTTTCCTTCTCTACAAAAACAAGGAGAACCCCGTGGGGGCGATGTGTTCGGAAGGGGAGGTGGAACCGCTGGCTCATTTCTTGAAGTGGTTTGCTGTAGAGCCATACAAGGTCACTCCACAATTCTTCATTCAGCTCATCCAAGCTGCCGGAGCCAGGGTTGTGACCACCGGAGTGACAGATGGCACAACAAACCCTCTACAGAAGAATGCCGGGAAGGGAGCCGCTATCAGCCCTCCCGGCATCTTCAAGGCAGCTATTCGCCATCCCATCAAGAAGATTTTGGGGCGCCAATGAACTCCCATCGCATCTTCTCTTCGTTCCAAGAATACAGCTTCCGCATACCATTCCCTCCCGCGCCACGGCCAATGATGTAAATAAATGAGCCAATGTGCACAGGGACCTCTTCCAGTGCATCTTCCAAAGATGGGAAAGGCCCAGCTGTCCACCCCAGGTCTGCATCATCAAAACCTATGCAGTAAGCTGTGGGAGTGGAAGAGTAGTCTTTTGCAGGTTTTCGGAGTGCTGACGGCTGATAGTTTTGGGGTAAGTTGGCCATCGGTCTCTCCTGTGGTTATTGTGAGGTGATGATTCTTGGTTTGGCATCTTGGAGAGTGCCTTTGCGAGAAGCATCAAGAAGCTGGATAATTTGCTCTACCATTCTCTCCAGCTTCTTGGGAGTGTCCTGTGCCAGCACAAACAGACCGATGTAGACATCCTTGCCGCAGTGTGGGCAGTTGTCCTGGAAGACTGTGCGTGGATTTGAATGCCAGGCTTGAAGGTCGAAGCGTATGATGTTACGGCACTTGGGACACCTGACTGAAGATGGGTGTATATTGTCCTTTACCTCAAATTTCATCCCTTTGTCTTCCATATTTATTTCCTCCTTTACGGTTTTCCACTCGGCTTTGGGTGGCATATAAACCTCCCACAAATCCCGCACCTTGGTGGCCATGCCGGTGAACCATGGATGGGGCAATCATCGGCGGGTTCATCCGCCAACTGATAACACTTACACGTTTTATCTTCTTCGCAAATATGTTGTTCTTTCTCCATTGACGCCTCCTGCCGAATCAGACAATTTAACATTTAAGAAAAAAGTGCCTTAAAATTTTTTTAGCATTATCATTCACCGCTGGTTTTGATACGACGCGAAGTCCTGGTGTTTGGTTGACAAGGTCAAGCCGTTTACGTTTTGCATTAATCTTGTGTCCACAATATTTATGGAAGCACCTTTCGCACACAAGACCTTCTCCATGATCTGGGGTTGAATAAAAATCGTTGCTTGGCGTACACTTTGATATCTCTCCGCATACGCAGCATAAACAATCCTTGTATGCCCTGTCATGGTGTATAGTTTTTATAACATTCATAGATTCATCTGTCATCGTTTGGGTTCCTCGGCTGCTTGGTTCTATGCGTCCGGCCCTTCAACCCACCATTGATATCCGCACGCCAGGCATTCAAATTTATCATCGTCATATCCGCCACAGGATGATTTCCATGTTTGATAACGGACCTTCGCTTGTTCGCATCTTGGACATTTTCTTGATGTCTGTTGCCATCCTTCGAATGTCCCCTCCGATTCACTCATTGGTTTTGTGTGCATGGTATTTCTCCCTTACATAGATGATGATCGCCCCAATACTTCGCATCACACTCAGTATATCCACATTCTGGACACCTGGGGTGATCACTGTATGGTTTACCACAAGCAAAGCACTTATTTTCGTTTTCGTAAATATCGTCCATGGTTGTGTCTCCATCGTTATGTGGTGGGCAAAAAGACAATACTGTCTGATAGGCTTCCTCTTTTTCAGCAAATAATTCATAGTATCTTGGCATAAAATTTTTAACAAATTCAATAAATCCATCAGAGACAGTCAATCGCTCTTTTAAATAATTATCAGTCTTCGCCAGTCTTTTAATGATCTCCCCCACTGTTTCGCCCATGTCACCCTTCCTTTGGATTCCTATCGACGGCCAATTGTTGGTTGGCAATGCGACGGTTCCAGGCAAGCGAGGCGCCCATCTTGTTCGATTTGATAGTCTTCCATTTTTATGCTCCTGCTAACTCCTTGTTATCTGATTACCAATTAAATATGCAGTAATTTGGATCAAGCCCCCATTTACCACCATCCAAAACAAAACGAATTTCAAAAGGTGGAAGCTCTCTGCCCGTTTCTGTTCCGTTGACAACTTCACGCAAATAAACCATGTCGTATTTCTTGAAATTGCGGTCATTGATTCTGAGTTCAAATTTCTTCTCTCCGCGCTTGACCGCCTGAAACATATCAGTTTCGCATTTCAAATAATGGTGTTGACGCGACATATTTATTCTCCTGGCAGATAACTTGGTTTGCCAAATGCTTTCGATGCATACACAAACTATGCAACAAGCTTCCCTGTTACCTTCATCTCTGCACCATCTAACAGTATAAACGGATCTTTACACTTGGACATCCTGAGATAATACAAAAATGCGCTGTCCTTAAAAATGTTGTCGTGCGTCGTTTTTCGGTATGCCGCCAAAATGGTGGACAATGCGGAATCGACATCAAGAGCGAGCATTTCCTCTGGTGATAGACCATCTGGATAATGATCTGGATTCATTTCATATTCAACTGTTGCAGTAATAGTGATGATTGCTTTCATCTATCTCTCCTATCTTTGCTGTAGAATCCTATTGGCTCACCGTCCAGCTAAATGTTATACATCGTAATCAATCAGCGTTGCAGCCAACTCCGCACACAGCCACTTCACCAGAAGGGTGGATTAAATTGTTTGGCCAATGTTCAGAAACTTCTGGCAAATTGTTCGCTTCGCAGAACTTTTTCACAAGGTCGGCAATAGGGGCGGCATCATCAGAAGACGACATTACAGTTTTTTCTTTACGGCAGGTAAGCCATGCTGCGAAACCATAGACAGCTTCAGAAGGGTTCAAATGTTCAGACATAGTTTATCTCCTTTAATGTTTACGCACCAAGCCAGTCGGAAACTCCTGCCCGTCTGGGTCAGTGACGTAGAACTCTCCATTGTGGCACCTCACTCTCACTTCAATCCCGGTTATTCGCTTAATCAACTCCCTCACTGTCTCCGCTCCATCGTCTATGGCGTTGACTTCTGTTTGTGACTTCTTCAGCTCTGGTAGTCTGGCCATCGTGGTGGAACCTCCATTTTTTGTCTGCGATAGATGCCACTTCCTCATCGTGTGTGAGAATGATAAGCTGTAGGTTAAATTCCTTGGACATCTCTCGGAGTGCTTCTGCCCCTTTGAGAAGGTCTTCTCCACGCCCCACAAACTTTATGGGCTCATCATGTAGGAAGAAGTTGCGCTTGCGATTTGGGTCAATACTCCACAAGATCCACCGCATCCCAGCAGACAGCATATCCAAAAGGCTTCCGCCATCATCATCTTTTGGATCATAGATGTTGTCGCCTTCTTGGATAAAGACTGTGGCTGTGGAGTACTTGCTGCCGGAGCCAGGGTTGAACTCTATCTTGCACTCACTCGGCCTGTCGAACACTGTGGCTAAACAGGCAGTGATTGCACTCTCGAAAGTGGACCTGAAGTGATTTTGGGTCCTGTTTTGGACCTCCTTTACCACAGCTACAGCCCTCTCCAGCACAGCCGCTCTACGCCCAAGAGAGACCACTTGTTTTTCTAACTGCTGTAGATGATCAGCTTTGGCTTTTGAGATAGACTTGATGAGATTAGCATTTTCTTCTGCTGAAGTCAAGCGTATTATGAGATCCTGCATTTAGTGTGTTCCTTGCGTTTAAATTTAAACGCAAGCTTTCGAGAATAGGAGAGTATAGGCTAAGATACTTGCGCTTAAATTTACTGCTGAAGAATCTTGTGTCAATGGCTATTCCTCTTGATTACCTTAGCCACTTCTCCGACAATCCACCCGCTGGCCTTCTTCTTGCTGGTGCTCAGCTCTTTGTTTCTTGCTACAAGAGTGGAGTTGAGCTGACGAATGTGTTGATCCTTCTCCTTGACTATCTTGTGATGCTCGATTTGGATCCGCTTGATTTTGCTATCCATATCCTCAAGAAGCATCTTCAGATGCTGTATTTCTTTCTTCTGGTTTTCGATGATGGTGATGATGCCTGCACCGATATCCTCAAAAGTCATCGGCGGCACCTTGTCATCTGCTTCTACGGGAGAAGGAGGTGATGGCTCTTCTGTGACAGGCGGCTCCTCTTCGACAGCCTTGTAGTACTTCCGCCCACCTTTGCCCTTGCGGATGGAAGTGATAAGACCTTTCTTCTCCCACTTTAGTGCCGCACACCCCACTGAAGACATCGATGCCGAAGGGATAATTGTAGAGACCTGCTCATGAATGCTTTTCTGGTCTACTTCTGTGGGGCTGGACTGAATAACCTCCAAGACTGTGCTGGTGATTGTGGTCGGGGCCATCTTTATCTCCTCATTTTGAGGATGCTCTCTGCTTCTTCCACTGCTACGGCAATGATATCGGCGTTGCTTCTGATCTCGGCTTCGATCTTGTCCAAAACCTCAGAAGCATCCTCCAAGTTCTTCACCCCCATCTCTTTCAGCTTTGAGAGCGTCCTGTTAAGTTCAGAATTGGCAACTGCGAGCTGTTCCTTGTGGTTGGAGATTTCTGTCTTGAGCCTGCTGATGAGCTGCGCAGCCTTTTGGAGTTGTTCTTGTGTTCTGTCAATTTTGTTTCTCTGGTCAGCCATCTATTCATCCTCCACATTATTCTTCAGGCGCCATTGGTATTCCTTGTCTGCAGCTGTGGCGATGCTGTCATCGCGGTAATGTGTAGCAATCCAGCACAGAAGTCTTCTCGGCACCCTGGGGTCATCAATGTCATATCCCTTAAACTCTCCAAATGGGATCTTCAGCGGTTTTTTCATCTATTCTCCTGTTAGATTTGCGGAAATTGATAAGTGGTGCCGGAAGGTGGCTCTTGCTCAATAATCTCCACAAATCGCAACGTCAGATCCTTGTTAGTGGCCTTCTTGAGCTTGAATAGGCAGTTGAAAAGCTTGAAGTTCTCACCAACGAGTGCAGCAAAGTTCTCCATCGCTTGCTGTTTGGTTTTTGGGTCATCGTGAGGGATGCTGCCCTTTTTTTTGGCTCGATTGGCATAGGACTTTTCGAGCCTTGTGTGTGCTTCTTTTTTCTCTTTTTCAGTCGTGTCCATTTATTTCCCTCCCATTGTGTTCTCTTCTCTGGCAGTCTCTATCTCGTGCACTACCTCTTCCTCTACAGCATTGTCTCTGATGAATGACGAGAGGTTTTGCTTGAAGGTGAAAGTTGTCTTCTCCAGCATAGCCTTGGAGAACTCTGCTTTCATTCTTTCTTTCCGCTCTTGTCTGTCTGCTTCTTTTCTGATATGCTCACAACTTATGACTTCTGTGGATGGATGATGTTGGATAACTACCTGATCCAATATGTTGCCGGTTTGATTGAAGATGATGAATTTGGGCTTGTGGCTGAAGTTATACTCTGTGGCCTCTGCACGGATCATTGGGCCTGTGTTGATGATGACTCTGCCGCCATCGTATGTGGTGAATTCGCGGTGGATGTCGCCACAAAGGATGAAGTCAAATGGGTTCTGCCTGAGGAAGAGTTTGGAAGGCTTGCGGCCGCTTCCCGGCCAAAGCTCTACGTCTGATATGCTATCGTGGATGATGAGGAAGTGCTTGGACTGGACGCCTTCAATATCATATATCTTTGGCACTTCTTCCCCATAGCTACAACCATAGAACCGGGAGCAAAAGCCTTGGTCTACTATATTGATTGGGTCTTGGTTCAAGATCTGCACCAGACCCAACCGACTCAGCAGCTCTAAAGTTGTGTTCTTCCTGGTGCGGGCGATGAGGTCGTGTTGGCCGTAAATGGTGAAGAACTTTATGCCGTTGCTCTTGAGGGTGTGAAGCCTTTGGGAAAGCTGGTAGAATACACTCCACCCTACGGCATCCTCTGTGAGGTCTCCTGCATGGAATATGCTGTAGATGTCATTCTGGAGGCAATACTCTACCAAGAAGTCAAATTTACTCCACTGCATCATCAGAATGTCATCTGTTCTTGCAATTGGCTTTTTGCTGAGTAGGTGTATGTCAGATATCCCCACAAACTTCTTCATGATCACTCCCATATGGCCTCTCACACAGCGGGCAAAAGCCGATAAGGTCTTTGGTTGCTTGAAGCTCTTTTCCCTTTGCCTTTATTGCTGTTCTGAGGCTGCGGGCTGTCTGGGTTAGTCTGTTCACTTCTTCTGCTTTATTATAGATATCATCTCTTTTCCTGAAGAGGCCGGACTGGCCGGTGATGCTGGTCTCTATCCTCTCCAATGCTGAAGTCAGCTTGGCTATCCTCTTGGCAATAAAGTCAGCCTTGGCGGCTGTAGTGGTGTATTGGTCTATCTTTATGGCTGTAGAAAATAAGCTCCTCAATGTAGCGGAGCAATCTTCTAATTTGGCCAGCTTGCTCTCTGCGTCTGCTAATGCCTTCCCTATCTGATCTTTGCTGTCTTCTGTGTTGATGTATGACTCTATGAGGCTTTCAATCTTCTCCAATTTTTGCTTGTTGCTGTGGTGTGCACGGATGGAGTCTTTTGCCTGAGAAATGTACAGAAGTGCTCCGGCGGCATCAGGCATCTCTTTCAGCTCTTCGGTGACTGTGGCTGCTTCGAGCTTTTTGCTTGTCTCCAGGGTGGTGGTTTCTGTTAGCTTCTTGTTGAGAATGCGGAGGATATCATCTGCCTCATCGTTGCCAGTTGCGGCAGAAATCACCCGCGCCATCTCCGGCGGAGAGAAGATAAAGTGTGAAGCAAATTGTGACTGGAGGTTGATTGTGTCAATCCCCAAAACCTCTTTCACCTCTTCCGGCACTCCAGCCCCAGCCGCCGAAGGTGTAGAGACTTCACCATCCCCATAGTCTATTGTGTACTTTGTGGCCTTGGAAGTTTTCTCCTTGCGGATGCTTATGCCTTCGGAGAGTTCTATGGTGACAGCAGTGAAACCATCTTTAGTGAAGTTGCTATGAAAGCGAAAGCCCAGCGGCCTGTTGAATGCCACCCATTCTATTGCTCTCTCCACGGCGGTCTTGCCTGATCTTCCCTTCCCCATTATGACATTAATGCCTTCAGACAGCTCTAATTTAGTGTCTTTGTGGGATTGGAAGTTTTGTAGCCAGATGCTTTTAAGCATATTCTTGCTCCAACAGTGCTTCTCTCACACCCTCTGGATCAGAGTGAAGAATGAACTCCTCCAGCCTCATCATTATCACAAGATTTTCTCCAATTCTGAATTGGCTGGAGAATGCGGGGTTTGCCTCTGAGCACGAACCAGGAGTGAAGATATTGGCCCAAGCATTCATTGTCAGGATGCACATCGGCTCACGCCTTGTGCGCTGGAAGATGATGAGAACTTGGCTCCGGCGGCAGAATGCTGCTTCCTTCTCTGCCTTCTCCCAGACTTGCTGGATGTAAGGCTTGTGCTTGTAGGTGGTGACTGTCTTGCGGTCGAAGAGGTCAAGCAGATCCAGCTCATCATTTCTTCCTCTCTTCAGTTCCATAAGGAAGTACTTGAAGAGAGGTTCGGCAATGGGCTTAGTGGCTTTGAGGTCTCCGGCTTCATGAGCGATGTCTGCCCTGAACTTTTTGGACCGATTGGTGAAGCGTGCTCCTGAAGAGACGGTGCGCCAAATTGTATCAGAATCTTCTCCTTCAGTCCACCATAGGCTCAGCTGGCGCGACACATCACGCTCAAATTTGCCACCCTTCTTTGGGTCACCCTTGCGCTTCTTCGGCATTTTTCTCTTTATTCTCTCCATAACTACACCATCCTGAATGCTTTTTCGAATCTTGTTAGCTGGAAAGTAGTTAGTAGGCTGCGAATATTATAGACTCGAAGGATATCTGCGAAGTCTTTCAGCTTTATCTGGTCAGGGACACAAAGCTTCACTGGCTGGGTTTTGTAGAAGGGAAGTGTGACCAGGAGCTTGTTCCTGCTTATGACATCTTTGTGATCTGTGATCTTCTGGTAGGCTGCTGTGGAGAGCTTTAGATTGCAAGTTAAGTACTTCACGGCGGTCTTCTCTGCCACACCAGGCACACCAGGCACATCATCACTTCCACATCCAGCAATACACTTTACATCACCCCATATGCGCGGATGCACTCCCCACTTTTTGAAGAAGGATCTTGGGGTGATGAGTTCTTTGCGGATTGGGTCAAACATATGGGCATCGTCTGAGATGCACTGGAAGAGGTCGTGGTCACTTGTCAGGAACACTTTCTTCCCGCTATAGTCTTCGCAGATCTTTGCTATCAGGTCATCCCCTTCGACTCCTTCTTGGAGAAAGCTGTTCTGGCAGCCGATGTATGGCAGAACAACGTCCCTTATCTCATTCAGCTGCTCTATGGCCAGCCTGTCAATCTTTTTATCATCTTCACTTTTCTCTTTCTTGGCCTTGGCGCGTTTGTGTTTGTAGTCTGGATATATTTCCCTGCGGAAGGACACACGGCTATCCCACACCCACGCCGTCACAATCGGAGAAAAGCTCTCTACAATAGGCAGGATCTTCTTCATCACAGCAAACAGGATGAATGTTCCAGGGTGCTGTGCATTCATCCTCTTGTCCATATGCTTGGCGGCGGTGCAGATGAAGTTACCGTCGATGATCACAATGTCGTAAGCCATTTTGGTCTCCTGTCTGGCTTCAGCCCATCTTCCACTTTCCACCAAAGATCCTCTACGGCTCCCAGAAGCTGGCTATAGTTATCTTCTTGCTCAAAATATTTGATGGCGTGATCTCGTTCACGGAAAGCCTTTCCGCCTTCTTCAAAGTACTTTTCCAGTTGTTTTGCTGTTCTTCTTTTCATGTCCAGTGGATAGCCTTTGGCCTCTGGCCCATATAGCCAGTCCAGCATTGATCCGACATCATCTATGCCGTAGTTGAGAAGAACTTGAAACTCTGCTTCCCTGTAGGGTAGGGCAACTTTGTTGCGTTCAAACCGTCCCACTACCCGCAGCGCATACACCCTCTTTTCCCCCAGGACCGTTTTAGGTAATTTGCCTTTCTCGTAAAGCCAGCACACTTGGTGGGTGTAGAAGTTGAGGGCATCTCCTCCAGTCCTGTACTTCTTCTTGCCGAAGGTGGCATCAATCCGCTGCCGTGTCTGTGATACGATGCCCAGGGTGAAGTCTTTCTGGCCCCCATTTGAGTCTACCATCCGTTTGCACATCGACCTGAAGAAGGTCCATGCATACCTTTGCTTGTCTAAGTCATATGCCTTTTTTGTGTCTCCTTCACAAGCCTTCTCATCGTCCTTGTCAGGCTGGAGAGCATCCCACGTATCAATCAGGTACAGTATGGCTTCGCCTTGCTTCTGCCGCTCCATTCGGCGGAGGATATCTCTGCCCACAGCATCCGGCTGCGCAATGTGCTGCCAGTCAATGCTCTTCTCGAAGTCTTCCCCGTACATATCTGCCAACGGGAAATCCATCACGCCTTCAGGGTTGTTGAAGACCACAATGGGCTTCTCTACTGGAGGGAAAATGGCAGATGGACGGTTTGTGATATTCTTCAAGAACCAGTGTGCCGACTCCAGTGCGGTGATTGTCTTTCCACTGGACCCATCCCCGACAATGTTGAAGACCCTGCCACGAGCCCATCCGCCATCTCTCCCCAGGCCACTCCCTGCCAGGTTTAATGTAGTGGAACCGGTGGTGATGAACTCTACACGGCTGGAAGACAGTTTACGCAAGTTGGAGTAGTCTTCATCCGTTGCCTGTTCAATGCGGCCTTCTGGCTCTTCTGATCTTTTGATTCTTTCCATCTGGGAGGTCTCCTGTGAAGATGTAGTATGGGTCGGTTTACACCGACCCATCGAGGAGTGTGCGCGGACTATTTGGCTATCTGGCGTTTGCGCTCTGCAATCTTCTGCCGCAGACGTTCTCTCACCGCCGCTTTGTCGTCTTCTCCGGCAGCGGTGGCTCCGCTGGGATTGGAGGAAGGTGCTGCAGATTGTGCAGGGTGCTGGGCCTGTGGGGCTGGTTGGGCCGGAGTGCTTGCGGCCGTTCTTGTGGCCCTGGCTGGGCGGGCAGGCTTGGTTTCTTTCGCCTCCCGGCACTCTGGCTTGCATGGGCACCACTCACAATCCTGCCACTGGTCGTATTCTTTCCCGAAGCAGTCATACTTCGACTGGTCACAGCCTTCTTCTACTGCCGGTTGTTCCTGTGGCTGTGGCTCTGGGTCTGAAGAGCTGGGGTGTTGTCGGTAGTATTCGGCCTGGCAGTCATTGAAGCTGGCGCACTTTTCACACTCAACATACTTCCCAAAGTCAGTCCCAATAGCACAGGTCCCATCATCGGTGACGTTGTCAGGAACATCAGTTTCCGGCACCCTTCGATTAGCAGGAGAGACACTGGCAGGAAGTATGGGAGCACCGAAGCCGCCGCCACCCGAAACAGGCGGACCAGGAAATGCTGCTTCTGGATCTCCACAGAATGCCCTCCACACATCCAGTGGATCAGGGATCACCAGGATTTCATTGAAGGGGAGAATGAAGTCAAACAGCTCTTCCGGCAATGGATAGGTTCGATCTGGCACCACATCTACATTCTTGTATTTGATGTTGTATGCCCGTTCACCTGTCTTCTCCCTGTCAAAGTAGATGGCACAGCCGGTGAACGGGTTTGATACGTCTACCATTGTGTCGGAATCCCTGCGCTTAGAGCGGGAGAGGATGTCTTCATAAAGCCCCCATGGGCAGGACATCAACCTAACATTCCACTCCCCATCCTTCTCCAGTTCCTTGAGGTCTTGGACCCAGTAGAGCATCCGCCGTTCAGGGTAGTATTTTTTGGCCAGATCCTTGTCTTCGTCCCAAAGTTCAGCAGTCTGCTGCTCACAGATTGTGCACCGGCTGCTGATGCTGATGCCGTAGACCCCTGAGAAGATATCTGCCATCCTGCGCGTGCACAAGTAATCGTGCCGCACAGGGCCGACATTCCTGTGGATGTGTACTTCCAGGCCATAGAACCCCAGCGCAGCCTTCTCGATTGGAGGGATGATCCTGATAGCATTCTCTCCGTTCTCCGGCAAATACATCTGCACCAGGCTTTGCTGGAGATATGAGACAATTTTGCTATATCCGCTGCCGGAGTTGCGCTGACCGGCCTGTTCTTTGCGGCCTTGGAGCTTGTCTTGTGGAATGTCAGGAACCTCTGCCCACTTGCTGCTGGCGGCTGGGGCTGGACGCATGGTGCGAGCGGGTGGAGCTGCTTGCTGTTGTGTTGGTGCTGGCCGTCTTGTTCTTCTCTCCATAGCGTTCTTCTCCTTGTGTTAGGTGTTCTCTCTGATCTTCCGTTTAAGCATTTCACGGTTCTGCTTGGCCTCAGTGTCAGCAGACTCCCGGCTGCGGGCTTCGCGGTACCAGTACTCACTGGAGAAGAGCCTTTGGAGTATCTCCAAGGACCTGTTCCGCTCTACCCAGGACTGCCGCCGCAGGGAAGCCTCCCGCGCCATGATTGAAGCTTGTAAGTGCAGCGATCCCCAAGCCAACACCCTCTCATCAGTGGATATGAGAGACTTTATGGTGTCCACTGTGGGGTTCTTGACGCCGAAGATGGATTCAATTTCGCTCTTCTCCATACTTTTGATGGAGAGTTCTACAAGAGCCTGTATGGTGTCGAGCCTTGACTTGACTTGATCCCTGGCACCGATGACAAGGGCTTCGATGCTGCTCCAGAAATCAAACATCGCAGGGCAACGACACACTTCATCATCAAGCTTGTTCTTGTTCACTTCATTTTGGAGTATGAGCCCTTGCGCTTCTGCTTTATCAAAATGGTCTGACATCTGCTTGACCATATCCTTGGCCTGACAGTATCCAGCGTGCGCTTTGTCGAGTCTTTCAGTTATAGAGCTGCGGTCTTCTGGCGGCTTCTTCTCCTTGTGGTTGGTGAGGTGGTCTTTGGGCTGTAGATTGCCATCATAATCTGCTGAAATGTTGGGGTGTCTTGGCCTTCTTGGCTTTTGCTGTGGTTTTTCTTCTTCATTGGTCATGCGCCTTTTCCTCTCCACGGTAGTCTACCTCCTGTCTATATTATAGCAGACAATAAGCAGCCTGGGCTATGGTTTAAGGTGCTTGCCGTTGTCGAAGAACTCTCCAAACCCCAGCATCATTACTTTCCTGGCAAAATTGTCGATGCCGATGTCAAAGAGTTCTTTGTTGTCTGGGCTGCGGAGAACCATAGCAGGGTGCACACACCAGCAGATCCAGCAGTTCCACTCATCACTCCACTGTGTCTTCCCACAAGCTTCGGTGATGCCTGATTCTTCTCCTACCATGGAGAACCGCGCTTGATTGCCCAGGCCTAATATGAGGAATGGCTGGACGGTTTGTGCTTCTTCCAACAGCCACTTCCGACAAGTTTTGATCTCTGGCTTCTTGGGAGTCCTGGTCTCAGATGGCCAACACTTACATGTGTTTGTGATGTGAAAGTAGGATCTATCCATACCATACTCAGCCAAAGCCCTCCACAACAGCTCTCCGCTATCGCCGATGAAGCCTATGCCTTGGCGGTCTTCTTGCCTTCCTGGTGCCTCTCCAACTATCATTATGTTGGCATCGCCTTGTGAGGGAAGAACTACTTGAGAGGCTTGGCGCCGGAGAGAACACAGTTTACACTTCTCCATCTCTCGAATCAGGTCTTTGGAAAATTTCTTTGGTTTAGTAGCCATCTCCAGCCCAAGTCCATTCAGCTCTCCAGCCAATATCTCATCACCAAACCAGCAGTCTTGCCCTTGTATGGCGGTGTCCTTGTGGGGGAAGTTTGCGAGAGAGAGCAGCCATTGGTTTTGGCAGTGTTCAATCTCTTCCTTGCGGCGTTTGTAGAGAGGAGTTGTGAAGATGTGCATAAGAAAGTCTGTGTCATCCTTCAAGTAGCAGTACACACCACCCATGCTCCCCTTCGAGTCAGAAGCCAAGTTCTCACGATACCCGATGACCAGCCTTTCAATCTCTCCAAAGTAAAAGTGAAGATCCTTGGAAGTGCCGCCGTGGTCTGCCACCGATTTCAGATCATCGATGGCGAAGAACTCTCTCAGCCGCGCCATCACCTTCCTGAACTTGTACTGTGGGTCATTGGAGAGCCTGAAGTTGAATAGGACCGAAAGCTGCTCCAGCTCTGCTTCGGACAAGTGTTCACACTCAGTCGTCATAGAGAAGGCTTTACAGTCAGCCAATAGTCTCCGCACCTTCGCATTACACTTCCGCTTATCTACTCTTCTCTCAAAGTCTGCATACCCGTCAAACTCACCCTTTTCCCTTTCTTCCATTATTGCATCAACCGCCACCTGGCCGACGCCTTTGATTTCCTTGAGCGGGATGAGAAGAGTGTCCTTTTTGTTTGGCATCGCCTTCCACATTATCCCATCAGAGAAGTTGATTTGCGGCATGGCAATCTTCAGCCCAAGCCTTCGCGCCTCTTCAAGATATTGAGCTGACTTGCTGTCTACGCCAACGGATAGCTGGGCTATGATGAACTCGGCAGGGTAGTGAACCTTCAGCCACATCTGCCAATAAGCAATGTAAGCGTATTCTGCGGCGTGGGCTTTGTTGAACCCGTAGTTACCAAAGTACTTCAGGTCATCAAACAGCTTTCTCGCATCCGCCTCACCAAGTGTTCCCTTCTCCAAGCACCCATCCACAAACTGCTGTTCAAACTCCATGATCTTCTCTACACCTTTGGACTTGGAGACAACTTTGCGGACTGCATCAGCTACTTTCCACGGGAACCCTCCCAGCTCATACAGCATCCGCATGATTTGCTCTTGGTATAGGATGATGCCATAGGTCTCTTGAGTTAGTCTCTTCACAAAATCATTCAGATATGTGGTAGGCTCCTTACCGTGCTTGCGCTTCTCGTATGTGTTCACAAGGCCAGACCGTAAACACCCTGGCCGGTGGAGGGCATTCAGTGCAATCACTGCTTCAAAGTCTTCAATGCCGATGTCGCGGCAGATTTTGATCATCGACTCAGAACCAAACTGAAAGACGCCGGTGTTGTTGCCTTGGGAAAACTGCTCGAAGACTTTTGGATCATCCATCGGTAAGGTCTCCAAGTCTACATCTACACCGTGGTTCTCCTCTATCATCTTCAGACACTCCGACAGCACCGTCAGAGCATTCAGGCCCAGCACATCCAGCTTCATCAGGCCCATATACTCTGCATCCTCCTTCTCCCAGTTACAGCACAGCACTCCACCCTTCCGCTGGACATAGTTGGCATTCTTGCCAAGCCGAAGATCTTCAGCCGACACACACATTGCGGCTGCGTGCTGACCGGAATTGGATATCTGTCCTTCCAGCTCCATTGCTATCTTGGTGACTTGGGGGTACTTCTCCTTGAACTTCCTACCATCTTCAAAGGCAGAGAAGGCATCTTCGATGGTGAAGTCTGCACGGATATCTCCACCAGACCGTGTCACAATACAGTCGCAGGCGCGGCTAACATCCATTATCGGGACATCAAACACCCGCGCCACAGAGCGGATGGCAGCTTTTCCCTTCATCCTTGCAAAGGTGCTGACGCCGACGACATTGTTGCTCCCATAAAGCTCTTCAAGGTGTTCACGAATGAGGTGGCGCTTGCGGTCTTCGAAGTCCATGTCGATATCAGGAAGGTCTATGCGTGCAGGGGATATGAACCTGGAGAACACAAGATCATACTTCAGTGGGTCCACCATAGTGATCCCAAGGCAATATGCCACCAGACTCCCGCCGACACTTCCTCTTCCCGGCCCACACATAATATCATTCGCTTTACACCAGTTTATCAACTCCCACACAATCAGGAAGTATCTGGAGAAGCCCAACGGGATAATATGCTCCAGCTCCTCTACTACCCTCTCTTCATAGGTGTCAAAATTATGGGCTATGGATGGATGTTTAAGTGCTTTCACCCGAAGCCCATCCAAGGCCAGCTCCATTATCTGCTCATCTTCGGGGAGGTGCTTATAATGCGGCACCACCACTTTCGGCAGAAGTACAGGTCTCTTCTCTACTGTAAGGTTGCACAAGTCTACAACCTTTTGTGTGTTGGATATGGCTTCTTCTATCTCTGAGTTGGAGAGGATGGCTTGGCGGCGGAAGGCTGCTTTCATTTCCTCTTCGCTTCGCAAGTAGAGTTCATCTGTGTCAAACCTGAAGCGATCAGTATCATTCCATCGCTTCTTAAACTGGATGGCCAGAAGTACTTCTTGTGACACTGAGTGCTCCCTCTTCACGTAGTGGCAGTCATTTGTGGCAACCAAATCTCCGCCATAATTCCTCTTCAGCTGTAGTACCAGCTTGTTCATCTCTTTTTGCGGGTCAAAGATCAGTGGCATCACCTCAAGAAATATTGGCACACCCCACTGCCGCAGCTCCCGATATATCTGGACTCCACCTTCCATCTTCAAGAAGGAAAAACTACAGCCGGTGAGGATGGCTATCCCTTCGGCATGCTCATAGAGCAGGTCTGGGTCGATGCGCGGCCGCTTGTAGAATCCCTGTGTGTTAGCATAGGTAAGCATCTTCAGGCAGTTCTCAAAGCCTTTCTCATTCCGGCACAGTATGGTCATATGCCACCGGTTAGTATTTTCCTTGTCTACCATATTCGGCACAATGTAGGCTTCGAACCCCAGCACCGGCTTCAAACCTGCATCCTTACAGGCTTTCTGCCATTTAATCACTCCATCCATATTGCCGTGATTGGTGAGGCCGATAGACTTCATGCCCAGTTCTACAGCTCGTGCACAAAAGTCTTCAGCCTTCCCCATCCCATCTAACTGTGAATACTGATCATGAATGTGAAGATGAGTAAATGCCATCACTTCCTCCACCAGACCTTAAAGTTTTCAATTCTCTCCAGCGTGTCAGACCAGTCTCCTCTGAAGGGGATGTTGCGGTCATCGATGTAGATATCAGCAAGAACTTTTGTAGGGCTCAACTCCAGGCGGATGTTGTCGGGATTGTGGTTGATGTAGTCATATGGGATCTCCCACTTGTGGAGATATTCGCGGATCTGTAGTACTTCTGACCTGGTGGTGTTGATGATTATGGTGTGGCCTCTCTGCTTGAGAAGAGTTATGGAGAGTGCGGCACCGGGGATGGGCGGCTCAAACACTCCCTTGCCCATCCACCCGCTGTAGCTGTTGATAACACCATCGAAGTCAATGGCTATTGTCTTCGGCCTTGAAGACTTTCCTGCCGCCACTTGGAGCTTGGTGCACTCCTCATCCATACAAAATGGGCCTTCATCAGGGTCCGCATGAAAACAATGGCGCGGGCAAGATGTGTCGTAGCACTCAATCATCTTTTATCTCCTTGGAGAAGAGTTGAGAGGATCTTTTCTACTTACTATTTAATTAGGGAGAAGTAAAGCTGTTTCTATTGGCCGCCTGTCATATCTAAAGTGTGGCCAGTCACATAATCCGGCATATTGATCAGCTTCAAAACTGCTTCGGCAACTTCTTCTCTGGTAGTCCAACGGTGCATCGGGACAAGGCTTTTGGCGTACTTCTCTGCTTGGTTGCCGCCCCAGCCACGAAGGTCCAGCACTTGCTGGTTTGTCCTATGGGACATCTCTGTATCTTCAATAAGGCCTGGAGCAATAGCATTCACAATTACTGTAGGGGCCAGCTCCCGTGCCATAACCTTAGTGAGATGAGAGAGGCCAGCTTTGCTTGCGCAGTAGGCAGAGGTGCACCGTTGGGCCACCCGATACGTCTGAGAGGAAATGTTGATGATTCGGATTGAACGATATATTGGTGATGCAGGCTGGTAGTTGCGCACTAAGGCATCCACTACCATCAAAGGCCACTTCAGGTTCTTGTCGATGATGTCGAAATGTTCTTTCCCCAGCGTACCGATCCACCCCAGCTTATTGATGCCAAAA